TCTCCATACATTACCTGTTTAAATCTTTAATATCATAATCATGTTCTCTGACTTGATCTGCTAATTGTCTGTATAAATTCTCTGCCATCTGCCAAGTAGCTTCAGCAGAAGAAAGTCTTGTATTCATTTCTGTAATTTTATCTTGAGCTATAGATAAATCTTTTTCAAGATTTACAATTTGCTGCTCTGATTGATTGATAGTAGTTGTAAGGTTAAGCACATACTTAATACCTGTAAATGATCCAACTACGATAGATGCTACAACAGGAATAAAAATTATATTTTTTTTAAATAAGTCTGCAAAATTCATTGGCAAAAACCTCCAATAGAACCTCTATCATTTTTTTAAAATATTGCTAGATTTAATTATCTGCCTTGACCTTTATATCTTGTTTGTTTCTTTTGTCTTTTCTCACTTTTGTTTTGTGATTTCTTGTGTACACCAGGTCTTTTCTTTGGCTTATCTCTAGGTACAAAGTGTGTAAACTTTTGACGAGCCATTACTTTTTCTTCTTATATTTCTTTTTCTTTTTTTTCTTACCAGTTTGTTGAGATAACATACTTGTTTTTCTACTGTATTGCTGTGCAAAATTTTTAGTTATCATTTCTTTCTCATTATATCTGCACCTTTAAGACCATAGATTGCAGAGATTACACCAATAAATATTGCTTGATACCAATAAGGTAGGTTTTTAAAATACTCAAAGAATAAGTCTAG